GCCAACACCACTACATCTCCACTGTGACTATTATACAGATTTAAAGCCTTTACAATCGCCTCTGTCGCGGTAGGACAGGTGTATATTGTAACATCCCCCGTCGAACCGACCAGAGTACCTATATTTTTGTATGCAGCGGCCATTAAATTATTACCAAGGTCCCCTCCACTGTAAGCGTAATGCTGCTGCTTACGGTAAGGGGACCAGTGCAACTGGCATTTGTACTAGAAGCGATAGTTGTATCGGCGGTTAGGCTATTCGTATTGGCTCTGAATATATCACCCAAACCAGAACTGGTGTCGCCCGTGGCACCATTATTACCCAGGAAATAAGCTGCTCCTGCGGCACTGGCAGTCCCCGTGCTTTCCATAAACCAGCTAAAACCCTTGGTGTCGTCTTCCCCACTCATTACGGCTGGGAAATCGAACTTGGTCAGGGACATTTCCAAGTCGCGCATAATTCTGATAAATGTTTCCTGATTATAAGTTTCAGGAACCAATGGAAAAGCATGATCTAGTAAGGAAGCCATTATCTTCTTCCATCTTCCCGGACAGTGAGGCGCGTATCACCCAAAGTCCAAGAGGTGTCTGTCTTGGCGCTTGATACTCGAAGAGTGGCGCTTCTTCCACGGCAACGGATATCTGACTGTTGGGTAGTAGCGGTAATAGTTGCCGAAGCCTCTGTTACTAAACTGTCGCCAGGAAAGGCTCTCGTTTTGATAACGTAACCTACTTCGGCGTCCGTCCCACTTATTACAACATCTGGTATAAGTTTGCTGATAAACAGGAGCTCATTGCCATCCCCGATATCGAAATCAGCAGACTCTATAAAGGAATCCATCGCACTTCCGTCGTCATTTTCCGTATTCTCATGGTTAAAGATATATTCAACGGAACTAACGGAACCGGCGGCTCTTGGATTTTCGTGGATGCCAAAGTCTACCCATGCAGTCCGGGATAGGCTTCCGATGTCCCACGTATTCTCAGTGTAATTGAATTTTGCATATCGATCAATTTCACTGGCGTCTGAAGATACATAAAAGAAAAACACTTCACTAAACATCTGGTTGGAACCCGCAAAAATTTTGCGACTTTGCGACAAGTTGATGTCGTCAAAGATATACCGAAGAACGGTGCAAGGCACGACTTCCACGCGGCCTGTATAAGTGTAGAAATTCTCCCGCGCCATCCAGAACATGCGCTCCCCAATGGTTGCTACCGCATTGGGGGAGATGATCGAAGTGTTGTTGGCGACAAGGGTAAAACCAAAGGTAAAGGGGGGACCTATGAATCTCATCGTGTACATGGAGGCGTCCGTCCATATCAGGATTTCCTGGCGGGTTTTCTGCGCCGTGATTACCTCAGATCCTGTGGATATGCGCTGACTTCCTGCTGTATTCGTAGAGGTAGGAGTCCAATCGAAAGGAGACTCCTGATCCGACCAACGGACCAAAAGCAAATCCTGGTCGGTTTCCCCTAAAGCGTTGCAACCGAAACAGACAATGTGCCTATCGGCTCCCGAAACCATTATCTGATGGGTAACGGTTGGAGCGTCGGAAGCATCAGTTTGAGATGCAAAGTCAGTGGCGCGAGCATTTAATCCTAAAGTTTTGTCCCAGTAGTAAGGCGTACTGTTTATGGGATTAAATATTAAATCCTCGCCCCAATTGTCCTGAAACCATAAGCGCAGTTGTTGCGCTGCATTAGTGGGCGTAGATCCGCCCCATGCAATAAAGTCGTTTGCTTCTCTGACTATCTTGGTGTCTGCATGAGCCGCGGCAGTGGTTCCCCGCACTCCTCTTGTCACTCCGGCATTCAAAGTATTTGTACTTTTACCTGTGTACTGGATTAATTCATCTTCTATCTGAATTAAACCGACGAAGGATATGCTGTCACTGCTGCTGTGAGTAGCAGTAGTGGTTCCATCGGTTCCTCTTGTTAAATCGCTAAGTGTGTTTCCAACCTTGGTTCCATATCTGATTTTCTCACTGTTTATAACGACAGTCCCCTTGGTAGGGAAAGAAGATCCAGAAGTAAGGGTGATTATTGCACTTAGAAGCGTGACATTAGCACTGATAGTAGTTGTGGCTGTTTCAAAGTCCGTTGCGTCTGTCAGTATAATGCTTGTGGCAGAATCTGAAATAAGACCATTAAGTGTCGTCTGGGAGTAAGTGGAAGTAGGACCACCATAAAACCCTGCCCCGAATCCTGTTCCAGCCACACTAACCGTAAGACCAGAGTTAATTTGATAGGTTGCAATTGGAGTTCCTCCACCCGTAGTAAGGCCAGAGGAAGCCGATCCAGAAGTAGTAATAGTGTAGGTGTTTGCGTCAATAACCGTGATTTGGTGCTCTGTATTAAATTCAGCGGCAGTAATCCCATCCGTCGTGGTAGCACCAGAGAAAGTCACAAAATCATTGGTAACGGCCCCATGACCTGGATCTGTCACCGTGACGATGCCACTTCCGGCACCCCCTGTCTTGAAGGGGTTGCTTGCAAGAGTAACGGTTCTTCGGATGGGGGTTATGTCATTGTATCCCCCACCCTCTTCTACATAAAACTTGCTGTCTGTTCCCACTCCCATGTAATTAGAACCATCAAGTGCCGACCATATGTGAAGCGCCCGTGTGGTTCCTTCGATAGTATTGGAACTTAGCCGAGTCCACCCCCCCATTTTTTCAGGGCGGCCCTTGCGAAAACGAATTAAATTAGAATCAAACCAGCCGTTCTCACTTGCATACGAAGTGGATTCTTTATTAATTCCTGGGGTGAAGGATACCTTGGTTAGGGGCATTTAGATCTTCCAAATTTGAACGTCTGCGTAGACTTCTACGACACCAAAACTGCTGGCAGTACCACCAGGATTACTGACTGCTACACGATGTTGTAGTTGTATGGTCCTGGTTCCTGATAGCGTGAAGCGCCCATATAAGACAGCCGTGGTTGAAGAACCATCTCCGCTGGTATTAAACGCGTTAAGCCCCACAAGCAAAGTAGTGGCGTCAGTGGTGTTTTGTAATCGCAGCCTATGTGCGTTTGAATCTGTGGCCGGGGCGGAACAAGAGGTCCAATAGCTTCCGGCGGGTAACGAAATTTCATTTGAAGATAAAGAAGCACTGGTGATTTCGTTAGTCAAAACCGTAGTCAAATTTCTCTGGTCCCAACTTCCGCTGGTAAGAGTCTGAGGAGCCGTTGTATCTGCTTTTTCATCCCGCACATGCAAAAGGGAAGTTGCAAAATTATCCCCGGCTTGCGCCCACGTGTTATCTCCTCGTAGGAAAACGGAAGAACTAGCGGTGCCTGTCGCACTTAACTCATCCACCCCTACCGCATCATCATCCATTTTCGCATTGGTGACTGCGTCATCCGCAATCATGGCAGTGGCTATTTGTCCGTAAGAAGCGTCGGTTCCATCTGATTGAAGGACCGTGTTCGCGGATCCAACCGTTATGGCAGAAGGATCACCGCTGCTGTCACCTACAATCAGGGCGCCTCTCGCCAAGCCGGCCATCTTCGCCAACGTGACTGCATTGTCCTGAATAGAAGCAGTGGGAACGCCGGCACTGCCATCTACTTTGAACCCCGCTTCCAGATCCGGTACCCCTGTCCCATTGGCCGCTATGGAAAGATCACCGTTGGTGGCTAGGGAAGTAATAGAATCTACCGTCCATATCCCGGCACTTGTAAGACGGGCTTTTTCAGCGGCGGTTGCTCCACCGACCATGCTGTTAAAAACCAGATCGAAGTCTTCCGCACCAGAGGAAACATCGGTAGTAACGGATTGAATAGTGTGACCTATCTCATTATTACCGGCGGCAGTTTCCGTTGTAAATTCAATGCCAGAACCAATTCCGGCGGCGGGTGTACCACTACTCGTTCTCTTTACAATAAGAGGATTCAGAACGGTGTTGGTCCCGCTATCTTCTTTCGCTGTCGTGACCCCAGCGGCAGCAGTAACGGCTCCATCCAAGGCAGAAGTCCCAGTTACTTCTAGCGTGGTTACTTGAATATCGGAAAGGGCGTTCGTAACGACGGCCCCGCTTCCAGCCCCGTCACAATAAACAATGGCATTCTTGCCGTTTTGAAGAGTAACGTCTGCACCAGAGCCTTGGCTAAAGACAAGCGAATAAGGGCCACTGACCCCCGCATCCGTAGTGGCGTTCTCAAAAATAAACCAAGCAGCACTGGTATTTGGCTCTATCGTAATAGTACAGAGTTGGCTCAAGGTGCCCGTAAACTTAACTACCCGATACATCCCATTTTGAAGGTTTTCCGTCGCTTCGCCGGGGGAGGCTTCTCTAACTGTCAAGGTGGCCGTGGATGCGTCAGACAAAGCTACCGCTGCGTAAGAGGCGATCCGATCCAGGATATCCAGATTGAAATTAGTGGTTGTTCCCCACGTCCCCGCTTGGTCGCCAGTGGCAACGGCTTCAAAGCCGAAATTAGTCGTGAATGTAGAAGCCATTACCT